TTTCTTGTTTAGAGTATTGCGCCCGCAAGGGCGGCCATAGCCTTGCTCCACCGAACAGAGCCACGAGGCCTTGTCGGATGCAGGCCATCTTGCAAGAACGCGGAAGCATTTCCGAGATTGATCCCGAGCGCCTCATGCAAGTTCAAGGACGGGATAGCGTGATACCTACAACGAGCGGCGATCGCGTCTTGGAAATCGCTCATGAAATCGCCGTTGCCATTGGCGTTCAAGTTGCTGTCACCGGACGCGTGAGCGGGGCCGCGCCATGTGGGCGTAAAGAACGCAATCTGGGCCTTGACCGCCGCCGCCTGCAAAAGCGGGACGCTATAGTTGATCGCCCCATTGAAGGTCGTAGTCGTGGTTCCGGTAGCTGACCCCCGCGCCTGATTGTTGCTCTGGTCATTGGTCCCATAGGCGATCCCGATATAATCAGCCGAGGTCCAGTCGTAAGCCTTCATTCTCGCGACAATTGCGGTGTTGTCGTCCGCGTAAAGAGAAGCCATCGCCGAGGCTGCATTTTCCATTGCAGTCCAGCTCCCGGAGGAAACCGCATCTGCGACCGCTACACCGCTCATGTCGTTTCGATAAACATTCTGCCCAGACGGGGATGCAAATTTCGACATCAAGCAACCGCCGAACCCGCCGTTAAGCAGGTTCACGCCAGTAAGGCGCGCAAACAATTCAGGCACATCATAGCTCTCCATGATGCTATCGCCCAGCTGGACCCACTTCTTGTTCCAAAAGCGACCAAAGCCCGCGCGCTCAACTACACTGCGCATGTAAAACCAGTCATAGCGCGGGGTATTGGCAAACGTCAGAACAGTGTCGCTGACCATAATCTGGAAACCCGACACTTCGACGTTAGCAACACCCGCCGCCGTCGGGACCCCAAACGCAATAGCTGTATAGTCCGGGCTAGAGGGCAGGGTGAAGCTGCCGTAAATCAGCCACACACCGCCACCGAGATCGAGTTTGTTCGAGAAAGACAGATTGAACGTATCGGTCGCTGTCGCGCCCTTATACGTAACCGCCCTAAGCCCTGCGTAATTCGCCCCATTCGAGGAGTACATCAGGGCAGACAAAAAGATGCTTTTCCCGCCGCTATCGCGGTCAAAAATGGGCTCGTAGATATAGAAATTACTGCCGCCTACACCGCACTTGATGACGTTTACGCAGCCCAGCGCTGCCATGATCGGACTAGTTGGCGTCGTGACTGCTGCGGGCGTGATCAGGTACTTCTTGGCCTGTGCCGCAGGATCCAGCACCGGGTTAATCATCAGGTTGCCATAGTTCAACCGCGTTATCGCGGAGAGGCCGGACTGAATGCCCGACACATTGCTGCGCAGAACTGCGCGCTGGTCATCGCGAAGGTCATACGCGTTCCAGTCGTACAGGGCCACATTCCCGGGAATAAGCTCACCATCAGACAGCGCGAACGTAAACCCGCCCGCCTCCATCGCGGCCGAAGTGTTCAGCGAAGTGAACCCTATCGCAAAACGCCCGATAGTCGCGTCCGGATTGCGCCACAGCAACCAGTACCGCCGGAGCGTTGACGTAATCTCCTCAAAAAATGTAGGCTGCGTTGTCAGCGTAACTTGCGTTCCACCCGTAGCGGCGCTGTACGCGACAACCGTAAAAGTTCCGGGCCATTGCGCACTATCGGCTGTCGAGACCAAAATAGACGCTATTCCGAACTTACTGTTGGCCCGGCCATCCGGGTATTCGAGCTTATATGCAAACGGGGTTCCGCCGGTGACAGTGGTCCCGGCGCCGATCGCGATCGAATTGGTAATGCCCAGCGCCGCCAGTGCGGCCCCTGCCGGAGCCGAGGTTACCGATCCGCCTGAAACCTGCCAAGTAGAAGCGGAAGCCCCGTTAACAAGGCCGGGATCGAGCGCTTGATTGCGCGTACGGCCAAGCAGCGAGAGCCGGGCGACATGCCCATCCCCCCGCTTAAACACAAGAAGTCGATTTGTGCTGCTGTAAATTGTCCCGGTAGAGGCCCCGAAGTCTCGATAGTCAATCAGCAACGTAACGCGGATTTTGTAAACCGCGCTAAAAAAAGTCACAAGAGTAGTGCCAGACGCATTCTTGGTGATCGTGGCTGTAGTGCTGTTGGCAACGACTGCGTTGTCGCTATTTCGACGAACAACAATTTGATCGCCTTTTACAGCGTCAGCTACATTGAACTCGCTAATAAAATAGTCTTCACTTGCCCCGATGCCGGAGCCTGAAAGTGCTGCAAACTTGATCGCATTAGCAATCAAAAGGGCGGGAGCGGTCCACGTCAAACCTGCCGCCAAGCCACTTAGATTTTTTGCATCAGCATGGAGCCACGGAATGCCGTCTGTGTCCGCACTAAGTACCGGGACCGCCGAAAGTCGTTGATCGAGCGAACTCTTGGCATACATGACAAGCTGCGTCCCGCCGAACGGAGCCGTCGCGACCGAGCCGCCGTTGTTGCCATAAAGCAGGATTTGCGAGCTATCGGCGGATGCGACCCAGTAGGTAGCCTGATTTGGCACGAGCAAGCCGACTACAGCCGTGATCGTCGTACCGGCTGGAAGGGTAGCTCCAGCGGGTTTAGTGAGCGTCGGCGGAGTGGTGCCAGTTCCGAGGCCGTTCCCGTCAACTCGAACCGTCGCGGTGGTCGGAGACGTGACCACAAGCGTTAGCGAGTATCCGGTAATGGATCCCCCGGAGCCAATAATCGGATATTCACCGACGGTAGCACCCGTAATTGCTGAGCCGCCAATCGTGACCGACAAGACACCACGCGGAAGGGCGGACGCGTATGCGTTGGGATATGGCGCATTGCTGCTGTTCATCGCAGCGGCAACCAAGCCTGCTGCGGTTTCTGACGCCACCTTATTTGCCAGCGTATCTGTTGCCGACGCAGCCGCAGATATCGCATCCGCTGACGCGTTAGGAAATTGCGCGATCAAATGTGCAAGTGTGTAAAGAGACCCGCCTGCACGCGTCGGGACGCTTCCGTTACCATTGAGGTCAGCCGCGCCATTGACGATAAGCCCAATAGCATCGAGGTCCTGCTTTGCATTTTCATAGTCAGCAAGCGTTGGTGTATCGGCCATCGAGCGGTCTCCTGTAGCGACAAGATTGCGACGATCTCGTACCTGATCCGGGGCGTTAAATCTATGCCCTTCCGGAGCGGTAGAGCGCGAGAACCTCCGAGGACGCAAGGGCCCGGGCCCATACCCGGACGTCATCGACCCTCGCGACTAGGTTGTCGAACAGCGTCAGACCGCCGGGCGTCCGGGTCGAGATCGCGCCTGCCGCGACCTGCTGGCCATCAATGTACAGCGCCGCCAAGTTCCCGGCGGTCCGGTAGGCCAAGGCCGCATGATGCCATTCGCTATCGGTCGGCCAAGCGGCGGACAGTTGCGCGGTTCCGTTGTGACCGGCCACGAGGTTGCCGGACGCGAGCGAGAGCAACTCCTGCCCGGAGTTCGAGACCAGCAGGGCGGCAGTCGCGCCGGGCGCTACCTTGAGCCACAGGGCCTTTGTATAGCTCGCCGGCATTGTGAACCCGGTAGGCTGGAACGGGTCGTCGGTTAGATCAAGGACCGGCCCCCGGGCCGTGTCAGTCACGAAGCCCGGCGCGGTCGAGACCGGAACCCCGTCGGCGCGGTACGGCGACCGGTCGGTCAGCGTCCCGTCGTCTACCGGGTACCACAGCGCGAGCGCGTCATTCTGATAGTACAGCGGCGTGTAGTTGATTGCCCGGATCGTCTCCGCGAACACGCCTTCCGGCTCCCGCTCGGTGATCAAGTAGGACCGCGAACGAAAGTCCGTGTTCTCGGTGATGATAAACCCCGTCTGAACTGCCGCGTCCGGGTCCGTGACGAGCGGGAGCGCCGGGGTGGCGCTTACCACTACCCGGTACGGGTCCGCACTCTCACCGGGGCCCGGAGCCCATTCTACGACGTCGAGCGCCTCGACCGCGCCGTTCGTGTGCTGCAAGAAAATGGTGTACCCGTCCGGCCCGGACAGATCGACCGGCTGGCTCAAGGTCAAGGTCGTGCCCGCCTGCCCGTCAACTTGCCCTTCGATCATGCCCGGGCGGGTCTGGTCCGAAATCAGGACGCGATCATTCCGGGTAACGAGCCGCCCCTCCTCGGTCGTCTGCTGCTCAAGGGCAACCGTCTGGTGGGTCAGCTTGTTCTGCGCCCGCCACGCGTGGAAGTACGCCTGATCGTCATACCGGACCCCGTTCAGCGTGACCTCAAGAGGCTTTGCGGCCGAGTTGTCTACCGGGATCGCGATCGAGAGCGGGGCCCCGTCATTCAAGCCCTGATACGTGACCGCCACGCCATCATTGTCATCGCTTGTCCCGAACGAGATATTACGGCGCTGGGTTCCGGGCAGGATATTGCGGTGATTGAACAGCATGACCGAGTTGTCGGTAGCAATCTCGGGCTTCATCCGGAGGATCGAGCCCGAGCGGTACATTGTCGAGAACACCGCTTGAGCGACCGTCTGGACCGTCTCCTCGTAGGTCACGCCATCGTCGTCAAACGAGAAGCCAAACTTGCCAGCGTTAGCGCTGCCAAAATAGGCAAGGATCGCGGCCACGGAATCGTAAACCGAATCGACGTCGAGTTCGGAGATTGTCCGGCGACCGATCCGGCTGTCTACCGTGATCGCCGCGATGATATCCGCCGCACTCTCGGTCGGGTAGAGCGTCGTCGTAAAGGTCGATCCCGAGACCCGCTGGGGCAGCTTACGGGTAGCGAGCAGGTTCAGCCGCCGCTCCTTGACCGCGACAGCGCCGTTGGTCGCGTAGGTCTGCGCATGAACAAGCGTGACGTCTCCGAAGTCGTTCTGATCGACCGCCGCCATGCCGTACATATCGGTCCACTTGACCTCATCAACGAGGGTGCCGTCAAAATTGAGGTCAGTCGCGGAAGTCCGGCGCGCCCGGACCTTGCACCGCCCGGTGAACGTAGGTGTCGCCCGGAGGGTTTGCGCCCGGGAGGTTTTGGTGTCTGCACTTCCCTGCACGGTCGTCGTAAACGTCTGGGCCGCGCCGGTCGGGGTTCCGGATTGATCCACGGGCGTGAGTTCAAGCAGGACCGAAACCGAGACACTTGACTGCTTGCCCTTCTTGTCAACCTGATACAGCCCTTGCAGGGCTTGAAAGTTCGCAAGAACGCGGTCGAGTTCCGGCAGGTCGATCGTGAACGGCCCGATCCATCGGTCTCCGGAGGTCGAGAGGTTTGCGTCGCCGTACCCGGTAGAGCCGGACAGGCTCGACCAGTTCGAGTTCACGAGCGCGGGGTTAGACAAGACGATTTGCGTCGAGGTCACGCTCAAGGCCGTGTACGTCCCGTCGTAGTCGTTCGAGACGGTCGAGGAGCCGGTCAGAAAGCCGCTATTCTTGTACACGGTCACGCCGCTCGGGAACGATGCAATATCGCCCCAGTCGCCCGATGAAGGGGAACCTGAAACGGCCGACAGGGCCATCTTAGAACTGCTCGGGAACGACGCGACCTGATAAGTCCCGGACAGATCCACCGTGGTCGAGACCCCGGCGGACGTATTGGTGTAGACCGCGTTCGAGATCGTGATGACCTGCCCAACCGTAAAAAGGGTGCTTGGGTTTACGCTCTGGAACTCGACCTCGTTGGCCGTGTAGAACCGGACGCTGTAATTCACCGCCGCCGCGCCGGTAGTGCTGCTGCGGTTCGAGTTCGATACCGTGATGACGTCGCCGCTTGAAAAGAAAGTCGTCCAGTTGATCGTGCCGTTATTCTCGATCGTGTCCGGAGCGGTGAACCGGATATTGCCATCGCCCTTCACGAAGTTCGAGTTAGGGGGCCGGAGCGTCTGACCGTTGACCTCGTTCAGCTTCACGATCGACAGCACCGGGTCAGCCACCGGGGTTCCGATCGAGGCCTGCGGGGTCCCGTAGTTAGGAGAGGTCCCGGGGCCGTAGATAGTCGCGGACGCGCCGACGATCTCGACCAGTGGGGTGCTACCGTCCCGGACGTCCGCGATATCGTAGGAGCCGCGCCCGACGCACATGAGCGCGATCTCGACCTCCTGATGGTTGACATACAGCCGGTACGGGACCGCGATAAGGTCCGGGGTCGCCCGGACGGTTCCGAGGATTTCAGGAATCCGGGCGAGCGGCCTCGCTTTGTTGCTCCGGTCTGACAGGGAGTTGTTCGGAGATTCCACCCGGTTCTTGAAAGAAATCTTCGGCATCAGGAGGAACGTCGCGACGACCGAGAGCGCGACCGCCGCCACTATCGCGATGATCGCCGTGATCGGATCCCCGGGCGCGGTAGTGACCATCAGCGGGCCCGTGTGGCGGGCCAGCCGTTCAACTCCGGCGCGGTCCCGGGGCGTGAGGTCCCGGTTCGACCAGCCGAACGCCTCGACCTCAAGGGCAAGGCGGGACGGGTCCTCGATCCCGTCAATGTCGAACACGCGCGCGGTAGCGGGCCAAACCCGGAACCTTTCCCGGATAGCGTCCGCTGGCCGGTCAGTCTCGATAACCTCCCATTCGTCCGGCGCGAGGGGGTCAGTTACAATGATGATCCGCGACACTGTAGAACCTCACGTCGTGATATCCGGCCCGGGCTTCCGCGAGAGGCAGGAACGTGACCCCGGTCGCGGCAATCTGGTGGACCCTGCCTCCCGTATAGACACCGATATGCGGGACGTCACGCGCGCGCAGCATCAGGACGAGACACGGGTCCGCCGGTCCCGGGAGCCGGACAAAGGCCGGGGCCTGCCGTCCGACCGCCGCCGCGAGCGCGCTCCCGGAGATATCCGCCGGGGTAAGGTCTCCAAGGTCCTGTCCGGTCAAATGCAGCCAGACGTCCCGGGCGTGATGCCAGCAGTTGTACCGGCGGATATGGAACCGGCGGTCGAGGAATTGATCGAGCGACACCTAGAAATCTTGCGCAAGATAGGCTGCCGCCCGCGTAGCAGCGTCAGCACGATCGCGCAAAAGACCTAGCGCGGAATTACACCTGCTGCAAAGAACTCCACGTACACGCCCGGTCTCGTGGCAATGATCTACTGTCTGATACCTGCCGCCCATCAAGTCCTCTAGGCAAATAGGACACTTCCCGTCCTGCGTCGCAACAATAGCATCATATTGCTCAAGGGTCAGACCGTATTGCTTAATCCGGTATGCTAAAACCCGGCGGGGGTTTTTGGCCTTCCAATCTCGCGAACTCTTTGTTTTTAGATCGCTGTTGCGTCGATATTGAGCTTTCTGCCGCGCTCTCGCATTAGTTGTCGTACTGTCCTGCGCGGTACAAGCTACGCAGCGACCGGTGGAAACGTACCGAGGCGACCAATGGCCCGCCCGGCAAGCAATGTCGATTGTGAAGGTAAGATCGCCCTTCACGCGCGCCTCCTGCCTTGCAGGTTTGATCGTCCGTGTCCGCATGGTGCTAGGCTAACGTGGCTTCCGCTCTAAAAAAAGCCTCTAAGCATCGGGAACCGGGACAGCGTGTAAAGCTCACCGGTCCGGTTTGCGTTCAACCGTGGCGCCCGGGCGGTCAAGGCCGAGCCCTGCTCGTCTAGCAGGATCACCGGGACCTCAAGGGCGATCGGGCCGTAGATCGGGGTCGTGAGGTCGTCGGAGCGAAACACCCAGTACCGGACCGAGGGCCGGACGAGCATCCCGTTTGCCTCCTCGATTGCGTCGATCTCTTGGGGCATGATCTCCCCGAGGTCGCCAAGCTGGATCGTGATCTCGGCGTCGAGGTCATCCCGCGCGGCCTCTCCGGAGACCTCGGCGGGATAGTACTGGAAGTGAACCCCTAGTTCGCTTGGCGACAGGTCCACGGTCACGCCGTCCAGCGCTTGCGGGCAGAATCGGTACGGCTGGGTCATATCCGGGTGCGTGATCTCGAATAGTTCGAGCTTTACGTCGTCGGCCCGGGACGCAAGATAGAAGTCGAACAGGTCGCTCATACGCCGATCGCCGCCGGGGCGTCCTCGTTGACAAACACCGCCAGTCTGGCGAGCAGGTCCGGATATAGGTCGCCCCCGGCCTCAAAGGCAGCCAAGGTCGCAAGGTCGAACTCGGTGTCTACCGGCAATGGCTTTACCTCCAGTTCCATCTGGACAATCCGGGCGTCGCCGTTTGGCTGCATCTGCACGGAATCGGGCATCAGCGCGACCTCGTACGTAACCGGGTCCGGGGTGTCGAGAATCAGGTCGAGCAGGAACGGCAGGCTGCCCTCCGAGATCGCGGTCCTCCGGAAGGCCTCCCAGTACCCGTACTCGGTGGTGTCGAACAGGAACGTGACCGAGACCCGGTTTGTGGTCCCGATAAACCGCCGCCGCCGCCGACCCCGGCCCCCGTCAAGGTCCGCGTAATGAAAGCGCGCGCCACCGGTGGCCGAATATCCGGCCTCTTGCGGCAGGACGTTGAACCGAGGGAGGGTCATCAGCGGGTCTCCGAGCGAGCGGTCGTGGTGCGGCGCAGCCCTTTCTGAACCGGCCCGTTGCGGTTCGTCATATCACGCGCAACGGCCTTTGGCGCGCGCTTGTCGATCCGGTCGTCAATCAGCACCCGGAGTTCATCATCCGAGCGCTCTACCCGGACCTTAGACCCGCCGTAATTGTAGATCGAGACGTTCAGCGGTGCGCCGCCGCTTGGCGCGATCGCTGGCGCGCCGGAGCCGCCGCCACCGCCGCCGCCGCCGAAGTTCTGGCCCGCGTTGATCGCCTCAAGGACGCTGCGATTCTTGGCCGTCGCCTCGGCGTTCACGATGAACTCGCCGTTCGATGCCCGGATCAAGTTCGCGTCATCGCGCGGACCTCCGGCTCCGGCCAGATACCCGCCGTCGCGGAATTGACCGGCGACCGCCGTGATATTGGCAATGATCGACGCACCCTCGGCCACGACCTGCGCGATCACCGGCAGGTTGGCCGGGAACGGCAGGCTGGCGGTCGCGCTCGCGAGTGCGCGCTGGATGTTCACGATCGACTCCGCAATCGCGAAGGCCTTCGTGACCGCGAACATCGCCTTATAGACCGCCGACTGACGGCCTGCCGTATTCTCAAGGATCGACAGGAGGCTATCGCCAATGGATTGCGCGGCCTGTAGGCGGACCTGCTGCTCGGCAAGCTCCATGTCCCGGCGCTTCCGGTTTGCGTCCTCGGCAATAGCGAGCTTGCGCTCCTCGAACTCCTGCTGGCTGATAAGCTCCTGCTCGCGCAAATCGCGAATGAGCTTCATCCGCTCCTTTTGCTCGTCCCGGAGAGCCTTCTGCTGGGCGCGCTTCTTGAACGCCCCGCCGAGTTCATTGTCGAGCGCGTCAAGCGGCGCGAGGGCCGAGCGCTTTGCTTGCTCCTGCTGGCGCGAACGGAAGTCCCGCCCATTGCCGACAGCGACGATCTCGCCGTTTTGCGGGTCCGGGCCCCGGAGGGCTTCGCGCCGGGCCTTGGCCTCGTCCGGCGACAGGATACCGGCGCGCTGGGCGTCCGCGATGATCTTCTCGGCCTTCTGGACCGCGCGGTCGATCTCCTCAAGGCGCGCCTGATAGGCGATCAAGGTCCCGTCGAGTGACTTGTCTACAGCCGAGACCGACTGCGCGAGCGGCAGGTTTGTGAGCGCGTCGTTGAAATCCTCCTGCGAAATTTTCCCGCGCGCCAGCAGGTCGTTCAGGGCCGCGATCTGGCGCTGGTACGCCTCGACCGGCCCGAGGACCTGATTCAGGATATCGCGCTCGTCAGTCAGGAGTTGAACCCGCCGGACACCGGCCTCGATGGACCGCTTCTCGTCCGGGCTTGCGCCGCGCTTCACGATCCGCTCGTAGGCATCAACCTGCTTGGCGATCTCGCCCTCGACGCCCCGGCGCGACAGCACGTCGGCCTGCTCGTTCAACTTCTTGAGGAAGTCCGCCGCCTCCTCGGCAATCCGGGCCTGTGCCCTGATCTCACGCGACGCGGCGGATGCGGCCGACCGCATTCCCTTTTGCGCCTCCTCGGCCTCCTTGACCGCCCGGGTCGAGGTCGTGAGGTCCTGCTCGTACTGCTTGAGAGCCTTGCTGCGCTCGGCAGGGTCGCTGATCTTGTCGATCGCGGCCCCCCGGGCCTGCACGTCGGACAAGCGCGCTTGTGCGCGTTCTACAGCAGTTGTCGCGGTCGAGAGCCGGACCCGGCGCTCGACTTCGGCGGCGGTCTGAACTCCTTGCGCTTTCTGACGCCCCTCAAGGGCCGCGATCTCGTCCGCGAACTGCTTGCTCTCCCGCTGGGCGATAACCGACTTGGCCGCGAGTTCGTTGATATCCGCGATCGACTTCCGAAGGTCCGGGCGCGCCCGGGCAAGGCGCTGCAAGCCGATATCGAGCTTCTCGACGTCACCCCCGGCCTGCACTATCACGGTCGAGATCGCGGGATCGAGCGACTTGGCCGACAGCCCGCGTTCCGCGAACCCGTCCTGCGAGGTCCGGTCGGCAAGCGAGGTCGCGGCCTCAAAGGCCTTCTGGCTCCCCTCCTTGATGACCTTCGAGTTTTCGTCGATCCGGGCCTGCCGGAGCAAGATCGCGTTCTGGATCAAGGTCCGGTTTTGCTCGATCAACTTCCCGGTCGTGCGGTCGATGAAGTTTGCAATATCGGCCTGCCGGTCCTGAAACTTCTTCGCGGCCTTTTCCGCCTCCTCGGCTGCCTTGCTGTTGTCGAAGAACTTGCCCGCCATGCTGCCAAGGATCGTGGTCGCGATGATGATCGCCGTACCCCACGGCCCGGCAAGAAACCGGCCCACCGTCCCGAGCGTCCCGCCCATGTTCGAGAGCGCGAACGCGGCCTGTCCGGCCTGTGCGGCAAAGGCCTGCGTGACGCTGGATCCGAGCAGGACCTGTGTCGAGAAGTCGTTGAACTGTGCGCCAAGCTGGACGGTCGCCTGCCGCTGCTGGGCGGCAGACGCGACGTAAGCCTGCCCGGCCCGGGCCTGCCCGGAGTAGAGGGTTTGCAGGGTGGCGTTGATCTCACGCAACCGGGTCGCCGCCGCGATGCTGTCCGCCGCGAGAATCCGGAACCCGCCTCCGGCTGCCGTCGCCGCGCCAGCCGCCTGATTGAGCTTTGTGGTCGCTTCCGCCGAGGCTTGATCTACCGTCCGGATAGCGGTCGCGGCCTGTGCTGCCGGGGCCTTGATGGAGTTCAGGGCGGAATTGATCGGCGCCGCGTTCGGGCGGACGTTCCCGAAGTCAAGCGCGCGGTCGATCGCGGCTCCGGCCTGCCCGGCCTGCCGCTCGATCCCCTCAAGGGTCTGGCGGACGCGATCCCGGCCCGCGTCCGCGCCCGTGGGATCAATCTTTACCCTGATGTTGTAGTCAGCCACGCTCGCCCCCGGGTTTGTCTGGGGTGGGGCGCTTTGTCCGCTCAGCGACCCACTGCCGTTCTATAGCATCCATTTTCCCGACGATCACCCACAAGAGGTCAATCACGTCTCGGTGCAGGCGCTTGTGCGCGCCGTACTGATAGACCGCCGTCCACGGGATCATCCCGCCGGGGCCGGGCGGGCGGCAGGTCATCAGGTCGCCATAGGCTTGAAAGAAGAACTCGCAGTCGTCCGGGACCGGCGGTTCATCGAGGTACCAGTCCGGGAGCGGCTGGCGCTTCTTTTGCCGCGCCCGGACCTGCCAGCCGTCACGCGCCTCCCGGAGTTCCCACCGGAAGCGCTCGGCGATTAGTTTCCCAGCGCGCTCGCGTCGGCAGGCGAGACCGGACCCCGGACAAAGGACGCGGGGTTCATCGCCCACGTCCGGAGGTCGTCGAATATCCAGTCCGGCAGGGCCTTGAGGAACGCCATTCCGTTCTCGGGCGTGAACTCGACCTGCTTGCCGTTGACGTCGAGGACGTTCGACCAGCCGGTCAGACAGTGCAGGCCAATGAGTTCCCGGTCCTCCTCGCGGCTCGCGCGCGTGAGGTCCTTGCTTGCCTCCTTGGCGCGCTTGCCGGAGGTCCGGCGCTCGGCAATCCGGCGCAGCCAGTCGTTGTAATAGGCCTCGTTGGCCTCGGTCGCGGGGCGGACCATCAGGACCGGCGACCCCTGCTCGCCGTTATCGATCTGGACGATCACGAACGGGCGGGGGTCGGCGTTCTGTTCATAGGCGGCAATATTGGAAAAATCGACCATCAGCATGCAGTCCTCGGAACGACCGGGAACAGCGAGACCCCGATCGAGGTCCCGAGAACCGGGTCCTTGTGCGAGGTAAACGTCCCGGCAAGCGTGACAGATTCGTTGGCCCGGAAGTTACGGCGACCACCGCCGAGCGTCCCTGCCGGGAAGTCGAAATGAACCGCGCCGTCGCCGTTGTAAAGCGCCGTGTCGATCCCGAGCGTGAGGTTGCAGTTGACCGAGTGAACAACCTCCGGGTCAGTCATGATGACCTCGGCCTCGATCGTCACAACAAAGTTACCGGTGTTGACGTACTTGGGGCCGAGGTTCCCGATCACCTTGTCGCCTTGCGCGTTGCGCGTCATCGTGATCGTGCAAGACTTGAAATCGGTCGCAAGGCCGTTCTGGTCCTTGTCCTGCAACCGGAGGCGCGCGATATCGGACGCCGACCCAAAGGCCTCCTGCTGGATCGGGTTCTTCGCCAGCGCCGCATTGGTCGCCCGGGAGGCCGTGGGGCTGCCCATCTTGGCACCGATGAACCCGACCGTAACCGTTGCCTTGCCGGTAAGCGGGATCTGGATCGCCATCTGGTTGGCATAGTTCATCGGCGCGTACTCGTAGAGCGTCGCGCCCGCGCTGCCGAGATTCGGCATCGCCATCTCGAACTGGGTCGTGATCTCCCGATAGTCCGCGTGGCTGCGCGGGACGTTCCGGATGAACTGACCGAACAGGAGGTCGATCCGGAGCCCGGTGCCGCCGGAGCCGGTCGAGGTCCCGTCGTCGGTCACGAAAGCCTGCTGGCGCTTGTCCAGCGTAAGCAGGTTTGCCGCAATGCCGGCGACCCGGGCAAAGCCGGTGTTGGCGGTCTGGAAGAACTGGTTAGCGACGTCGAGACCGCCGACCCAAATCGTCTGCCCGACCGTCAGACCGAGGGTCGTGAAGTCGAGCGCGGTCGAGGTAAGGTTGCCGGACGAGTTGACCCGGATATCGCCCGCCGCGCCACGGACGCCCGCGATCGAGACTTCCGCGACGTTTGCCGTCGGGGCGCTTTCGACCACCGCGCCCGCAACCGGAATGAGCGTGTTCCCGCTTGCAGGCTTGGCGGTCAGGGGTTCGAGGCCGTTGTTTGCCGCGTTTGCCCAGCCGCGCGCATAGACGAGCGTGGTCGCGCCAGCGCCGCCGGTGCTGTAGAGGAGCCGCCCGGCCTGTGCGGCCGACAGGGCCGGGACCGTATAGCCGCCGGACGCAACACCGGTGGGCTCGTAGCTGTCCGGGCCTACGGCGACGCTGTACAGGAACGCCTCCGCAAAGTCCCGGTACATCGAGAGCGTCATATCGGCCTCGATCGACGGGTTCTGGTTCAAGTCCGTGATGATGCCCTTGCGGTCCTGCTGGTCGCTCGAAATGGGCGAACGAGCAGTCTTGCTGATCTCGTTGCCCCACGAGGCCGCGTTGTTGAACTCGCAAGCGCGCCAATTCGGCTGCGCGGGCAGCACCCCGGGCGAAGCCTCGCGGGCATAGCTGATCGTGACGTCGTTAACCGCTACCTTACCCATCGGGGTCGCTCCCTCTACTTGATCTCGTCAAACACAAAGTCGGCCTGCACCGAACCGGACCAATAGCGCCCGCCTTCGATCACACCGCGCTCGCGCGGTATAGCAGCGCCGCAGCGGATTGTCGTCCCTGCAATATGCTTGCCCTCGTAGACTTCCCGAGCGGCCTGCATGTGACCTCCCGCCAGATCGAGCCGGAGCGGCTGCGCGGGCGATTGGAAATAGTCGATCGTCGCGATCCCGGACGTCTCGAACCGCCGGAGGCCCGGTCCGCCGAGGCTGACCTGCCGCCGGTTCGTATACCGGACGGTCAGCCGCACCCACGGGGTAGCGGGCGGATCAAAAACCTCACCCTCAAACGTGACCGGCAGGCGGTCGGCCCAGCAGGTGACGAAATGCTGGTAAAGGGCCTCGCGGACCGTCTGCTCGTTGTCGCTCATTGGCCGGGCCTATAGGTGAAGGAGGAGCGCGGGACAATCTCGCTCGGGCCACCGTACTCCCCGAACGCAATCGTCTTGGCGATAACCGTCTGCACGAATCCCGCCGGGGCCTGCTGGGATGAACCCTCGTTCAAGAACTCGATGTACGGGACGTTATTCGAGAGCCAGATCACGCCCTCGGCGATCCGGTAGGACAGGATGCCCGCTAGGGCTTGCTCCTGCTGGGCCCGGGCAAGCGCAACGCCCTGTGGCGTCTGGTTCGGGGCCTTGCCGCCCTCATACGGGATACCGATGGTCGGGACCCAGTTCGCCCGAGCCCAGCCGGTATCGACCGGGGTATTGAGGACGAGGCTCTCGTGCAGGTCTAGGACCAGCCGGATAACCTCGCCCTCGCACAGTTGATCGAGACCGGCCATGATGGTGTCGATCTCAAGGGACACGGGTCAACCCGCCGGTTCTGCCGGGGCCTCGGGCTCCGGCGCGAGGGACAGGTCCGCTAACGCGATCACTAGCTCGTGCAGCGTCGCGTCCTCGGTCGGGCCGTCAAACCACACAACCGTTGCCTGACCGTCCTCGACGGCCCGGACAGTCGCCCGGATGCCAAACAGGGCCGCGCCCTCGGCAAGCTGGGTAACGACGTCGCCCTCTCGGATCTCGGTCGCTTCGGTCGGGACCGGCACGAGGTCCGGGTGAACCCAGCCCTCCGGCGGTCCCTCGGCCTCGACCTCGGCGCGCTTGGCTTCCGCCGCCGCCTTGCCCTTGATCCGGACCGGCTCGGCCAGCCACGCGGCCTCGACGGTATACCAGCCGCCCGCTCCGGCGGTGATCCGGACGGTCAGCAGCGACGCTGCGGCGCGCAAGGCCGTGAGCCGCGCCACCGCGATATCAGACGTGTCTGCCTGCTCGGCTTGTGCAAGGGCGTCCTCGGTCGGCTCTCCATTTCCGTCTAAGCCGGATTCCGGAACGAGCGCCCACCGGGCTTCCGGGAGCGCGAACGCGGCCCAGCCGTCGTACAGCGACGCCCAGCCGTCGTGCTGGTCGGGCTCCTCCTCGACCGGCGTAGGGGTGAACAGGTCGGCATAGACGGCCCGGCGACTCATCCAGAGTCGCATCCGCATCCCGTGCGGGAGGTCTGCCGGAAGGGTGTCGCCCGGAGACGTACTCGCGCCGTTTACAGTCTGGAACTTTGTCGAGACCAGTTCCCGGGCGTTGTCGAAGTAGCGGGGCGAAAGGCGGCGATCGGACATGAACGGAACTCCTAAACGAAAAAACCCCCGGTGGAGCGACCACCGGGGGCTGGCGGGATGGCTGGCCCCCGGGCCGGGGTCAGATAATCGAGTCGAAGAAATACCCGAGGTCGGCGCCGATCAACTTCTGGTCGTACGCCTGCTGGGCTTCCACGCGGGTGACTTCAAGCTGCTCGATCCGAAACCGCTTGATGCGGACGCCCTGCTGGGAGTTGCCCGCGCGACCGGTCCACGAGAACGTGTAACCGCCCGAGGGAACAAGCAGGCCCGGAGCCGGAGCCGAGTAGACGAGCAGGCAGTGGTTGCCGCCGATGAACGAGTGCGCGGCGGTATTGCCCTGCACCGCCGTGTTGATGATCGCCTCCATGACGACGACCTCGTCAACCTCGAACAGGGCCGCGAGGCTCTCACGGTTGGCCTGCGCGGGGCCGGTCGGGGTCTGACCGCGATCGAGGCGGGCGACAATATCCGGGTGATCGACCAGCACGTCGTAGACCGGGCGGGACAGCAGGACCTTGTTCGGGCGGAACCCGGTCTCCTGCTGAACCGACGTGCAGCCGCGCCGGACGTCCTCGATCGGGTTCGAGGCCGCGTCCGACCACTTCAGGATATCGTTGCTGCCTTGGCTGCCGTCACCCTTGGGGGTGAGAGAGCCGGTAGCGGTAGCGCCGGAGGCCACGCCATCCACGTTGAACGACCACACGCCCTTCTTGAAGAACTTAGCCGCGAACGCGACCTCGCGGTTTAGCAGGGCCTTGCCGGACACGAAGTTGGTCGCATCGCGGTCGAGGTTCAGCGGGTCGTCCGCGTTGTCGAGGACCTGATCCGGGACGTCCTTGTGGTACGCGCGGACACGCGCGTAATAGACGTCGTTGTCGAGGTCGTAGGAGCCGCCCGCGCTCTCGGTCCCGGGCGCGCGTTCCTTCATCTCGTCACGGTTCCACGAACCGCGCTCGTAGACGAAATAAGCGTCCGACTGCTTGCTGACCGGGATGTTGGGGAACACCCGGTCCGCGACGAAATTGCTCGCGTTCTGCATATACGCGACCGCGATGTTGGTGAGCGGGCGGTTGACATGAACGTCACCGGGCGACGGCGAAATGTAGGGCATTGGTGTACTCCCTCGAATTGAGCCGCCCGGTGGCGGCAGTGAAACAGGTTAGCGGTCCGGACCTCTTACGGGGCGACGCCCGCATAGCCGACGAACAGGATCGGGATGATCTCCCCGACCACACCCGTCTTGAGCGGATAGGCCACGATCACGTCGCCGGTCGCGTTCGCCAGATAGGCCGCGCCATCGACCTCGGTCGAGTTGCCGCCGATCCGGAGCGGAACCGACAGGTCGGTCACCGCCTCACCAAGTTCGACAAGCGCCTGTCCGCCGGGCAGCGCGATCGAGGACGCGACATAGCCATTCTTGACGTTCTTGGCATCCGGCTTCATCGAGCAGATGCCCTCGGCGGCAGCGCCGGTCGCGCCCGGGACGTGGGTCGCGAACTCGCAGAACTCGTTGTTCGACGTCACCCGCTTGGCGAAGCGGTAAATCTGCATGGCCGCGACGTTCGACGTGACCTTGCAGGTCACCGAGAGGTTGCGGACGTTTTCATAAGTGGCCATCTTCGGTCTCCTGTTTGGTCGCGGCGATCACCCGGAAGCGAGATCGCAATTCTGGGGCGGGTCCCGGAGGAGCCCGCCCGGTTGATTACTCGGCCGAGCCCGCGCCCGCCACTTCGGCATAGAGCGCGCGGCCCTCGGACGTTTCCAGCACTTCCGAATAGGCCTGCTCGTAAGACAGGTTCGGCTTCGCCTCCTTGCGCGACTTCGCCATCGCGTCGAGCCGGGCTTCCGGATCGCCGGCTGCGCCCGCGCTCTTGTTCACCGGCTGACCGCCGATGCGCTTGAAGTTCGAGCCAGCGGCCTTGTTGGCAGCGCGCATGGACTCAAGCATCGCCTTGCGCTTTTCCTCGGCGGTCATCGCCGCAGCGGCCTTGAGCATCTCGACCGTGCCGTCACGCGGCAGGTGCGGGAACTCGGTCTCGGCCTGCTTGATGTACTCGGCGTCGGCGGTCTGGGCCGTAAGGTCCGCGATCACCGCGTCCTGCTGGTCGAGGCGCTTGGCCATCAGGGCCGCGAGCGTCCCGTCCGACTTGCGGATTTCGGTGCCGTCCTTGCACTTGTACACGACCGGGTCGGCGGACTTGCTGGCCTCGACCTCAGCAGCACGATCAGTGGCCGACTTCGCGAGGAACGCGTCCTGCGAGGCGGTCGGGAGGGCGTCGAAGTACGCGCGGTGATCCGCCGCCATCTTGAGGACCTCGTTCTCGCGCTTAAGCGCCGCGACGGCTGGATCAGTTGCGGCCTCCTTGGCAAGCGCGCCGGTCGCCGGGAGGAGGTCCTCGCAGCCGAGGATCGCGGCAGCGGCCTTGATCATCTTGGCCTCGGTAGCATCGCCGCCGAACTTCGCGATCGCGGCCTCGATATCTGCACGGTTCTTGAACATCACGGGCTCCTTTTGCCGCTTGCGGAACTGGTCGGCGGCAGTACCGACCGCTTCGGTGATCGTGTGCACGAAATCAGCGCTTTTCGCAAGGCCACGCGTAGCCTCGGCGGCGGCGGTCGCCATGCGGGCGATTTCCTCCACGTAGGCCCGGACCGTATCCTCGCTGTTCTGATAGGCATCCTTCAAGGCTTCTTGCAGGGCTTCGTCGGCCTGCCACTTGCCCTCGAATGCCGTGTAGAACGCGTCGCAGAAACGGCGCTCCATCATCGAGTCGTCGAACACCTGACGGAACGAGGCTTTCACAAACGCTTCCGCCGGGCAGGCTGGAGCGTCTGGCGCGCGCTTGTGCAGGATCACCCGCGCGCCCTCTTGAGCCGGGTCATCTACGCCGGAGATTTCGCCCATCTTGAACGAGCGCATTACCCGGCGGCGGGTTTTCCAGTTGGCCTTGCTGTAGGGGGTCGCGTCCTTGCAGAACGGCAAAACGTCAGTCATCAGAAAGCTCCTCGGTCTCGCCATATGATCCGCCGATCGAGAACCCGCGCAGCTTGCCGTCTTGAAACAACTTGAGCGTGTCCGGGTTCCGGGGCTTCCAGCCGATCATCAGGCCGGTGCGCTTCGTCGTGATATCGAACTGCTGCGCGATCTCCCGGGTAAGCGGCCACGCGAACACGATATCGCCCACGGCCTCTCCGGCGTGCATGACCTTCCCGGCGCGGCTGTTGAGCATGTAGTCGCTCGATGCCTTAAGCATCGCATCTTCGGGAATGTGGTCTCCGTGCAGGTCGAAGTACCGCTTGTCGAGGCCGTCGATCCCGTCATCCTCGCAGATGATCGCGAAGCCGAATACGATCCCGAGGCCGTCATTGACCTTCAAGAAGTCCGATGTAGCGATAAGGTCCACGCGCGGTTCCCCGGAGTTGTCTGTCCTGTGAACCGGCGGCGGGACGGCCCCGGTCTCGGGGTCCTGTGGGCCAGCCTTTTAACCCCGGCTGACAATATCCGCAATGCCCGCGCCGATCTGGTCCGCTAGGGTCTGGCGGCGGATCGTCCGGGTGACGACGCACCGGCATTG